CTATGTATGTATTCATATAGATGACTGGGTCAAAGGTATGCATGAATTCATATATATGTTTATCCCCGAAAGACCGAGCCTACCCCACCCTTTTTGTACAAAGTCCATCCCGGGAAACCCACCTCCATGTAAAATTTTTATTTTTTCAAAGTAGACCCCGCATTTCGGCACAGGAATTTCGGCATAGGTAAATATTATTAGGATACTATACTTCATATGGTATAATATTGTTTTATTTTTAAAGAAAACGCCTAGGTATGACCTAGACTACTAGTGAAGTATACTATATAATAATATATATAATAGACAATCACTAGAATATTCTAGGATATACTTAAAACAATATTTAAATTCTGGTATAATACTAGCTTATGGCAAACAAAGGTACAATTTCTGTAGATTCCGAAGAGGAAATTAGAGAAATAGAAAAAGAATTAGAAGAAGAACTACGTTATGCAGTAGCTTCAGCCAAAGGAATAGTTCCTGCTGATGCTGTATTGAAGATTGAGCGTAAGAAAGGCAGACCAACTGGTGGACTAAGTAAAGAATCTAAGGCAGCAGGTGGTAAAAAGTCTAGAATCAAGCGTGGACAGACGTATAAACCTACGGATGACGATTATTCTAAGGTAGAGGAGATGGTATGTATAGGATTAGACCAACATACCATAGCTAAAATCATGGGTATTTCTAATGCCACCCTAAATAAATACTATTCACACAACTTAACTGTAGGTAAAGAGAAGCGCACCGCAAGAGTTGCAGGTGTTGCATACGAAATGGCAGTCAGTGGTGAATCTCCTAGTATGACTACGTTTTGGTTAAAGACTCAGGCCGGATGGTCTCCGAAACACCACGTTGTTGTAGAGGATAGACAGTTTGATATACAATGGGCTAGCGATGAAGCTGACATTGCAGATGCAAATCAAATATTAAGGAATAAGGAAGGCAAAGTACACTAGTATTTATGCAAGAGGAGAGGAAATCTATTGTAATTCCCTATACACCTAGGGATTTACAGAAACACTTACATACTAATCTAGATAGATTTAATGTAGTTGTATGTCACAGAAGGTTTGGTAAGACTGTATTTGCAATTAATCAGTTAATCAAGAGTGCTGTAGAAGACATACAAGCCGGCAAAAGACAGCCACGCTATGCATACATAGCACCATTGTTTAAGCAGGCAAAGACAGTAGCATGGGATGAATTAAAAAGATTGTGTGCTGTATTTCCCGAAGTAAAGTTTAATGAGGCTGAACTAAGAGCTGACTTTATGGGAGCTAGGATACAGCTCTACGGGGCAGATAATTATGACACTCTCAGGGGAATTTATTTAGACGGGGTCGTGCTTGATGAGTACGCTCAGATGAATCCTAAGATGTTCTCTGAAGTTATAAGGCCGGCACTAAGCGATAGAAAGGGGTATGCAATATTTATTGGTACACCTAAAGGAAAGAACGAATTTTATGACATATACCACTCTGCCCCAGAGAAGAAGGGATGGGCCAGATTTCTGTACAAGGCGAGTGAAACCGGGATATTAGATGATGAAGAACTGGAACTGGCTAAGCAAGACATGGCAGAAACTGAATACCAACAAGAGTACGAGTGTTCTTGGTCGGCTGCTCTTAGAGGTGCGTATTATGCGCCTCAGATTGAAACTGCTTATGAAGAAGACAGAGTGGGGAAAGTCCCTTATGACCCGTCTAAACAAGTAGTAACAGCTTGGGACTTAGGGGTAAGCGATGCAACCTCAATTTGGTTCTGCCAGTTTGTAGGTAAAGCAGTACATATTATAGATTATTTTGAAGGTTCAAACGAAGGACTACCATACTATATAGATGTACTTAAACAAAAAGGCTACCAATATGGTGCACATATAGCACCACACGACATAGTAGTTAGAGAATTTTCTACTGGTAAGTCAAGACGAGACCTAGCATTTGACCTAGGCATTGACTTTCAAGTAGCACCAAAGTTAAAAGTAATGGATGGTATTGACACTACCAGAACTTTTTTAAACAAGTGTTGGTTTGACGAAGAGAAAACTAAGAAAGGATTAGAAGCATTGCTACAGTATAGAAGTAGTTATGATGACAAGAAAAAGATTTGGTCTCAAAGACCAGTCCACGATTGGACATCACATGCTAGCGATGCATTTAGGTACTTGTGTGTAACAGATGTAGTATTCACAGGTAACGACAGTGTCTGGGGACAGAAGATGCCTGAGACAGATTTGAGTTGGATAGTATAAGGAGAAGGTATGAATCCAAAGTGGCTAGAAAATAAAATATTAGAAATATTGCAAGAGGTTCAAGACATCAAGCATATTATGAAAGCTGTTAACATGTCACAACCACCGGCAAAACCGGCACAAGAGCCTGCAAATAAAGGTAAATAGTATATGGCAAAAATGACAAAAAGGGAGCTTGCTGCCCACTTAGAGCAGGAGATACACTCAGCTCTAGGTTATAAAGATGGTAAGCTAACAGAGCAGCGCTCTGATGCACTAGACCGTTACTACGGTAAACGGTATGGTAACGAGCAGGAAGGTCGCTCACAGATTGTCACAAGAGATGTAGCTGATGTAATCGAATGGATTATGCCAAGCCTTATGAAGATATTTACTTCGGGCGATAAGGTAGTACAGTTTGAACCACAAGGCCCAGAAGATGTAGAGATGGCAAAGCAGTCTACTGATTATGTTAATCATGTAATCATGAGACAAAATCCAGGATTTCATATTATATACCAATGGTTCAAGGATGCACTCTTACAAAAGAATGGTATAGTTAAGCACTACTGGGATGACAGTAGCGAGACTCTAAGAGAAGAGTACAAGAACTTAACAGAAGAAGAGTTTACTGCACTACTATTAGAAGATAATGTAGAGGTACTAGAACATACTCCTAATGGATTAGAAGCTAGCGATGTTATTTCATTACAGCCACAACAAGTAACACACGATGTTGTAGTCAGTAGAACATATGATGATGGTCAGGTTAGAATAGAAGCTGTACCACCAGAAGAATTTTTAATTGACAAATATGCTAAGTCAATAGACAGTGCAAGGTTTGTTGCTCACAGAGTTAAGAGAACTAAGTCCGAGTTAATAGAACAAGGATACCCTAAATCAAAAATTGAAAATGTATTCAATAATGATGAGGCAAACTATAAAGCAGAAAGACTTTCTAGATTCTCACACGAACAAGACAATTCACCAGAGGGTGACATTGATGATGGAATTTGGGTTACGGAATGTTATCTAAGAGTAGACTTTGATAACGATGGCATTGCCGAACTACGAAAAGTAACGAAGGTTGGAGATGAATTGTTAGACAATGAGGCTGTGGATAGTGTTCCCTTCTCCTCCCTTACACCTATACCAATGCCTCATAAGTTTTACGGTCTGAGTATTTATGACTTAATCTCCGACCTTCAACTAATTAAGACTACATTAATGCGTAACTTGTTAGACAACATGTACCTAACAAACAATGGGCGATACGAAGTAGTCGAAGGACAAGCGAATTTAGATGACCTAATGACTTCTAGACCGGGTGGTATTGTAAGAGTACGCACACCGGGTGCTGTTAACCCACTGGGAACACCACAATTAGATGCTAACTCATTCAACATGCTAGGGTACTTAGACAGTATCAGAGAAGAAAGAACAGGTGTTAGTAAGAATTCAATGGGTCTGTCTGAAGGTGCGTTAAAGTCGCATCAGACTGCTACAGGCATAGGCCAAGTTATGACCGCAGCACAGCAGAAGATTGAATTAATAGCTAGAGTATTTGCTGAGACAGGAATGAAAGACCTAGCACAGAGTGTGTACCAACTAGTACAGAAGTTTGAACAGCCTGAGAAACTTGTAAGATTAAATAACAAGTGGGTCAATCTGTATCCACATGAGTGGAAGACTAAGATGGACTGTACTGCACAGGTTGGTTTAGGTTTTGGTAATAAGGATATGAACCTAATGCACCTAGGTAGGTTGTCACAGA